GAGATCGGTCGGATCTCGACAAGGAGACGCCATACGGAACATCACCGGTTCGGCCGGCGCCGTTTACCGATCAGGGGAGGCCATAGGCACTGGCGCACTTCGAACTGCAGTCTGGGGGGACTCGCCAGCCAAACTTGGGGTCAAAGGTGGCGACCCAGGTGACAACGCAACGATCGCCTTGGACGCGTCCTCGCTAGTGCCTACGGCGTCTGAAAACCGGCCCATCAACCTTGCCCTTGCGGCGCGGCTACACGTGTAGCCGAGGGCAAAGCGCCAGGTTGGCGGCGCGGGTTTCCGTCGACGTACGCGCGGAATTCGACGGCCGGTATTCGATGTCCATAAAGCGAAGGTTCCCTCCGGGAGAGGCGACGCCCCAAATCAGGCCGGTGTCGCGCACCTTTGCGAAGGCCCCAGACGACGATCCGTTTGTACCTGCAGCGACGTCCTGAATGTATGCATTCACACTTTGAACGGCATCCAGTTGGCTTGTCCCGACAGATCTCGCATTAGCAGTGAAAGGGGCATCAGGCATGGATACGTGGCAAGAATGCCGTATTTGTCGGTCTGGTTTCGGTGCCGCCGGAGTTCTGTATCGCGTTTTCAGATTCGAACGAAAGGTAGTTGGCCGTGCTGCCGTTCGCATTGAAGGGCCACGAGTTATTGCCGTCGTTCAGCGCACGCATCTGACTGCCTGCCGCGCCACCGGATCGCTGTACCGATAGCTGGTGACCATGCCCGCGGAACTGATCTACCTGACGGCTACCCAGGGATCTCGCATTAGCAGTGCGATATCACATAAATCAATGAGGAACGAATGAAAAGAGTATTTCAAACTGACAATCAGAACGTGCTCACACACGGGCTTGATATCCCGGTGGAAGACGACGATTCCTACTGCCTCCCTTACGGTTGCGTCTCCGTAAGCCCGCCCACGGGCGCGGGCGCGGCCGCCCTGCGTTGGGTCAGCGAAGTCGGGCGGGTCGACGCAAGCTTTGGCGAAGAAGGGACGGGCGTTTGGGCCGTGACGGTCGACCTCCGGCGGGCCTCCCTATACCTAACCAGCACAGGGGCAAGCTACTCGATCGGTCACGCTTTCGACGGCAAGTCTTATGACGGCTTGGGCGAATTGCCCTTCTGGCTGACAGACAAGCCGCGACCGAGCGGCGCGTACCGGTGGGCGGATGGCGATTGGGCCCTGGATGAGGGCGCATTAGCCGATGCGTCCGCGCAGGTCGAGCGCAGCTGGCGCGACTCTGCGATCGCGGCTACGGACTTCATGATGATGCCGGACTATCCAATCGATGCCGCACGGCGGGCTGAGTTGGCGGCCTATCGCACCGCGCTGCGGGACTGGCCTGAGAACACGGCATTTCCCAATCCGGGCGACCGGCCAGCAGCGCCAGATTGGTTAGCTGACGAGCTGGGGTGAAGCCGCCGACCGCCGCAGACGATTCTGCCCTCCCTGATGCGCTGCAGTTGTCGCTTTCCCAGGGGGCTGCGGGCAAGTTTGCGCGACAGCATGGCGGGGTCGGGGTGGAAGTATCGGAGCAGCATGCGCGTGTCCACGTTGCCGTTGGCCTTCGCTAGTTCGTGGATGGCCAAGACGCCCGCAAGCTGTGACGTTCCCTCATGGCGAGTGTCGTGGAACCGCAGATCGCGAAAGTAAGCGGGGTTCGGGCGCCGCCCGTGGTGGTGGCAAAGCGCCTCGTAGCGGCTTCTGGCTCGTCTGACCGCGCGTATGAAGGCGTTCGTGACTGCGCCTGGCGTAATCGAGAAAATTCTCCCCCGGAGCGGCTTCCCGGCAAGATGCTGGCGCAAGACCTCTTTAGCCATCGGGGTAAGCGGAACATCCCGCGCCCGGCCGTTCTTGCTGTTTGGAATGTGAATGAAGCCGTGCAGTAGGTTGACGTACTCGCGTCGAATACCGGCGACCTCTGACCGGCGCATGCCAGTCTCAGCGGCCAACGACAGCACAGTGGGCAGTTCGACGGATTCGGTGGATTCAACGATCCACGTGATCTCTTCCCGCGGGCACTCTTCCTCAGGTACCCCCCGGAGTCGAATCGCGTCGAAGAATCGGCGATCACGGGCGTCGTCGACCGTCGGCCGGCGCACCAGTTGCACCGGGTTGGCCAACATCGGATAGCCCCAGTCTTTCCGCACAACGGTGAACAGGTGGGACAACATCGCCAGGCGGCGGACGACGGTGGCGGGTTTGACTTCGGCCAGCCACTCATCCCGAAGGCGATTCAAGTCCGTGTTTCGAATTGATCCCAGGGCACGGCTGGCCAGCCCCGTCGACAACCATTTCTTGGCTATGGATCGTTCTTGCGCGATCGCCTTCTTGGTAGGCGAGATTTCCACCAGGTAGCGCGCGAGCGCTTCGGCCAAGGTGGGCGTGGACTTGCGGCGGGGCTGACGGCGGGACCAGGGTTTCATGGGGGCAAAAGCCCCGAGTTGTAACGCAAATCAGTATTTCGTGGTTTTACGTGCCCGCTCCGCGGGCTTTTTTCCGTCTATAGGGGACGCGATTGAACTTCCAAGATTTCGACGCCTTTGCGGCCAAGTTCGCCGGCGTGCTTGGCGCGGCGGTATCTATGCGCTACCTGCAAGGCTCCTGGCCAGCACGCGTCAGCATGGCTGTCAGCGGGTCGCTGGTCGCCTATTACGCCTCGCCGTACCTGTCGCTGGTCCTGGGTATCCCCGAGGGGCTGGCCGGGTTCTTGATGGGCATGTTCGGCATGGCCATCGTCTCGCGCGCATGGGAGGCGGTGCAGGCCGTGCCTATCCCTGCGCTGTGGCAGGCCGTCATCGACCGCGTGCGCGGCAAAGGGGTATGACATGGACAGCACCATCTATCTGACGCTGTGGGCCGTCCTGGCATTCGTCTGCTGGCTTGTGGTAGCCGGCGGCGCGGTGCTGGCGGTGTTCTCTAAGTCGATCAAAGACACGACGCTTGAGCGCGTCGGCTTGGCAGCCGTCTGCCTTACCGCAACAGGTGCGGCCTGCCGGATCTTCGTTGCCGGCTGGGCAAGCGCCGGCGACGCCGCCCTTGCAGCTTCGGCTGCCTTCTATGTGGCCGCAGTGACGGCCAAGCACATCAGGAACCCCAAAGCATGAGCCAATTTCAACTATCACAGCGCAGCCTGGCGCGCCTGATCGGCGTCCACCCCGACCTTGTTGAAATCGTCAAATTGGCGATTCAGCGTACTGCCGTGGATTTCACCGTGGTGGAGGGCGTCCGGACGCTGGCGCAGCAGCGCGAATACGTCACGAAGGGCGCCAGCCAGACGATGAACAGCTACCACCTTCCGCAGGCCGATGGCCTCGGCCACGCCGTCGACCTGGCGCCGCTGATGCGGGGCGCGATCCCTTGGAACGACTGGGAGGCCTTCGCCGATCTTGCCGGGGTAGTGAAAGCCTGCGCCGCCGAGTTGGGCGTGCCGGTGGAGTGGGGCGGCGACTGGAAGTCGTTCAAGGACGGTCCGCACTTCCAGATCCCGCGCGACTGGCGAGGCCGGGCATGAACGCCGCGGCCTGGCTCGGCCAAGCGCTGGCCGGGTGGAAAGGTTACGCAGTGGTCGGGCTGGTTGCCGCGGCACTGGCCAGCTACGCGGCGTGGACCGCACAAGGGTGGCGCTATGGCGAGGAGATCGCCACGATGCGCGCCGACGAGTCCGATCGCGTGGCGGAGGCGCAGCGCCAGGCGCGCGAGATTCTGCAGCGGCGTTACGCCGCCGTGGCCGAGACCAACGAAAGAAACGCGCGGGCCGAGTGGGCCGCCTATGGAGGAATGCGAAATGCCCAAGTACAGGATGACCGCTTGCGCGCTGACGTGGGTGCTGGCCGCAAGCGGCTGCACGTCGCTGCCGCCTGCCCCTCCGCCGGCGGTGGAGTGCCCGACACCGGAGCCGGCACCGGCCTGGGTAATGGAGCCCGCGCCGAACTTGATCCTGCTGCTCGATCGGATTATTTCGCCCTCAGATCTGGAATCCAGCAAGTGACAGCGCAGCTGGAGGCATGCCAGGCGCGGCTCCGTTAGTCAGTCCGCGCAGTACTCGTGAACCGCGCGCAGCCCGCGCTCGAGGATGAATGTCGCCCGGTAGGTGGCGGGGCTCGCGCCGCGGTCAATCACCAGCAGGCCGTCGCGTTCGCCGGCCGCCAGCACGTCGCGTAGCTTCTGCCCGCCAGCCAATCCAAACGCACGCTGCAAACGTTCCGCGCTTAGATATTGGCCGTTCGTGACGCCCTGCAGGGCCGGCAGCGCGCGCTGCCAGATTTCCCGCACGGGTGGGCTATTGGTGTAGGTGTAGTCGTCATCGCTCATCGCGGTGCCATGCCCTTGCGCAGCTTATCGGGGGTTTCCATCATTTCCTGCACATCCCGGTCGCGCTCGATCACGCACGGCTCTTCCTGCAGCCCTTTCATGAAATCGTCGTAGAGGCCACCGGTGATGCCGGCCGGTCGCTTGAAGTCGTCCGATAGCTGGTACGCGCGGAGCAAGACTGAGCGCAGCCGCTTGACCTCCCATAGAAGGGCGATCACGTCGGCGTTCCAGGACTGGCGCTCACGGATGGCGCGCAGGTCGGTGTGGGTGAGAGGCGGTTTGAACGGCATGGCGGAAAACACTGGTTATATATCCAGTATAGTCCGCAATTATTGGGGTCATGTCATCGGCGTCGCGATCAGCTTGTCGGCCGGGTAGGGCACGAGGAAATCGCGGGCAGCCTCCGCCGGTGCGGTCAGCCAGTCGCCGTAGGCTCCCTCTGACAGGATGACGACCATTCGCTTTTCCTTGCCCGACTGGTGGTAGTGCTTGAAAAGAGGGTGCTCGTCCGCATTGATGGTCAGCATGGTGTAGCTTTCTTGCCATTGACCGGCTGCGTCACGGTAGCGATCCCACAGCCCAGCAATTCCCAGCGGTGCACCATCAGCACGCGTGAATCGGGTGGGCACGGACTTGGTCGTGCCGAATTTGGCCTTGGTCTCGTCGCGATGATCAGGCTCGAAAATCGCGTCAGCGGGGATGACGCAGTGCTGGGCGCGGCGCCAGGCATTGCGGAAGGTAAAGGCCGTAGCCACTCGATCATCCCGGGAATTGAAGGTCGACAGCTTCTCCGCATCCGTCAGCTTCCCCGGTACGGTCGCCGCGGATATCAGACCCCAGCGACCGACAACGGCTTCCCGCTCGGGCACCGCCTCGTCGCCCGCGTCATGCTCGACCGGTCGGCGCACGAACACGCCCTGGTAGCGCGGCCACATGTCGTACTTGCCGATCGCGGCCGGCTTCTCGCGCACGCCGAACTTCTTCAGCAGCAGTTCGGCGTCCTTCAAGGTCTGGTAATGGCTGCACATGGCCCCTCCCATTGGAAGGGCCAGTATAGGGTCAGTCGCCGGGGATGAACGGGCGCTGCAGGCGCAGCTCGATCTGCTCCAGATAGATCTGGGTCAGCGCGTCAATGCTGGGGTCGGCTGGTCGTGACTACGCATGTCTGCGAGCCGCCAGACATTGGGGCGACCTTTCCGCCCTTTAATTCGTTAACTGCAGCTCGGAACTCTTGCGCTTCTTTCAAGAGGCTATCCACCGGGTTGGTCTGATCGGGTTGCTTGTAGTGCCGGAGCAGCCATTCAAGGCGCCGTCGCCGCGATCTGATTACCGCGCGCGAGGTATCAAGGCGCTTGGCGGCCGCTTCCCAATTAGTGGCGTGGTCGATGATGTCCTGAGGCGAAACTATCCGGCCATCCAGTTTATTGGTGAGCACGCCGTTTTCCCAGCGAGACTCGCTCGATTTAGGCAGCTCGGCCAAGTCTGATTCTGCAAGGGCAAAATCATGAACCGAATGATGTAGCTTGTCGTCCAATAGCCATCTATCTATCGCGAGCCACAAGACGGCATCGCGGCAGACCAGT